AACCAGTGCTAGCAATAAGACTGTTAACCTTACTATCATTTGAACTTGTGTATGAATTAAAGGAACTTGTTTCTAAGAATCCTAAATCTATTATTTGTTGTGAACCTGATACTACACCAGCAGGTAATGAACCTGTAGCAACACTTACTTGTAAACTAAATTGTGAACCGTCTCCTTTAGTAAATGTTAATGTATCACCCGCAACACTACCTGTAATCATAAATGAACCTGATTCAGTTTCAGTTACATAAGAACTTGTTGCAGCATTTAAACTATTAATTGAACCTGTTAATGCATCAACAGAACCTGTGGTTGCATAACCTAAAGCAGCTATTTGTTGAGAACCTGATATTGTTCCTGATGGTACTGAACCCGTATCAACTTGTAGATTGAATGTTGAACCATCACCTTTGGTAAATGTCAAAGTATTTCCTGCAACACTACCTGTTTTCATTAATGAACCAGTATCGGTTGCTGCAACAGGTGAACCATTAATTGTTAATGAACCTGAAATATTAATTTGTGTACGACTCATTTGTAATGGAGAAGTTCCACCCAAACCATCGGTTACACTTTGTAATGTCGTAGTTAGTCCTGTATTAGGATTAGCAAGGTTTAATAAACCCTGATAAGATTCTGATACATATTGATTGGTAAGTAAGCCCATAGTGTTATAATAATTTTTTTGTTATACGTCTTTCCAATTTTTAGATATGGTGTTCCATAGTTCTGCTAATTCATACCACTTCTTATTTGTGAATGGTCTTTCAGGAACGTTACATCTGTTATAGTCAAATGGTTGAGTAACCGTTAAAGTCATAGTCCAACCAGCAAGAACATCCTCAAATCTTTCAAGAAAAGGTTCAACAGATGGGTCCCATTCACTTTCAAAATCTGGTATAGATAAATATAGGAAGGTAAACACATCCTTTATTATTTCTAAAGTATCATTCATCACATCTCTCTGATTGGAATAATCATCTTTAAGTCTATCTGCAACAATTATTTGGAAATTATATGTTAATTGATTTTGGTCTAATATGGTGTCATTTGGAATTATATATAATTTTGTATATATAGGACTTTGTTTTGTCTCAACATCCATCGTTAATTGGGTTAAATCCCCAAATCCAAATGAATTTATTTGTGCGTGTGCGTTAGAAAATCCTCTAAAATCTTCAATAATTTGATAATATGTTATCTGATTGTAACTTCTTGGTATCGGTGTTGTATATCCTGATGTTGGAAGTACACAAATATTGTAATCAAATGGTTGTTCAATTGTTAGGTTCATCGTCCATCCACCTAATACTGTTTCAAATCTTTCTAAAAATGGTGTAACGTTTGGACCCCATAATGGTGTATAGTCAAGTGAGAAACCACCCCACTCAGCTGTATATGATTGATAAAGAATTGTAAATATATCTTTACATATCTCTAAAGTGTCAGACATAACTTCTTCCTGATTGGAATAATCGTCTTTGATTTGGTCCAATATAATAATGGAAAAGTTATATAATAATCTATTCTGTGCTAATTGAACCTGACCAGGTACTACATACATCTTTGTATATAATGGTTCCTGCTTGGTTTCAATATCCATCGTGATTTGTGTAATATCACCATAACCGAAACTATTGATTTGGTTGTGATAATACGCAATACCGCTTAAGTCTTGGATAATCTGTTTATAGTTGACCATATATAATAAATATAAATTAAATGGTTTTAGTTTGTTTTTTCTGTAACTTTATTTGTTCTCTATCATAATCCAACAAAAATGACAATTGATTTAAAACTTCCATTATTTTCTTTTGGTAGACAACTTCGTGTTTTGTAAAATCGTTTCCAGTAACTCTGTTGACGATAAGATACCATCCGTAGGTTTTTTGAAAATTGAAGCCCATATCCATTTCCTTGCTGTCCACGCTATCTTCATCTTCGTCCACATCGATAAGGTCGGCATCAAAGACAGTTGGGAATAACTTAAAAATCTGTTTGCGTAGTTGATAAAAAAAAACTGTGCTCCAAGTATATACTTCACATCTAACTTTGTTTTGAATAACTCTGCTCTGAGTTTCATCGTTTCTATATTGTATTTCTCAATCTTAAAATCGTGTTCGGATGTTTCTTCTGTAATTGGTCTGTACATAATTGCCGCAAGAATGTGTAATAGTTCCAATAGTTCTTCAGGTTTTTTAGTTGAAATGGTATCCATATCCACAAATTCCGCAAATGTTAATTCTCTCCAATTAGGAAAGAACCCATATTTAACACCATCAATCTCAAATCTGTCAATAAATTTTGGTTTAGTTAATGGTATTTGTGACATTATGTAACCCGCAAGATATTGAACATCAGAATAATCTGCTTCCAATAAATCTTCTAACGGTGCATCAGATATTATACTTACAATCTTTGCTGCAAAATAATCATCTGAGAATAAATCTTTTACTTTATACATCTTTGAATAACTTTCAATAGATATAAAATCTGGTATTTGATATTCTGTTTCTTCTAATTTAAATTTTATCATATGGACATTATAGCGTATCTACCCGTACTCTTTTGGGTTTTTATTTCTGTCATCATTCTCATCATCAAACTATCTGAAAGGTCAGGGGATTTACCAAGTGTCCTTTTCATTTCATCCTTTGATTGAACTGCTACTTTATTATCTTTATCAATATCTTTTAATTTAACCGCAAGTAATTCCTGTGTCAAGTCTTCTATAATAGAAGGTTCTAATATGTTCAAACTAATCTTACCTTCTCTAAACATATCAGATAGTTTCACGTAACACTGTGACTTTAAATTGGAAAAGTTCTGTCCGTGTAATGGTGATGAGTTGTTTACAAAATTTGTCGCTCTAAGTAAATCACTGATACCTCCTCCAACGCCATCACTATCCACAATAACATTCTGTGGATGGATTCCGTGTGACCTTATTAGGTCCTGAATTTCGGTATATAATTCTGTGGTTGATAGTTTCCTATACACGTGACAAGAAACGACAACCAGTCCTATCCAAACAAACGCCACAGACCTGTCATCACCAAACCTCGCTACGTCTAATGTCAATATCTTTTTATCTTTTGGATTTGGTTCCAATCTAAATACAGAATTTGATATGTCATCAAACTTAAATAAACTATCACTCTCTTCTAAATAATCCCAATCACCTTCCAATAATCTTCTTCTTTGTTGTGGTGGTAACTCCTTTAACATTTCAATATATGATGGTGGCAAGTAAGGGTTGTCCATCGGTAAAGAAGGAATAAATACTTTATTGGATTCTAATGTTCCTTGTATATGCGGTAAATAAAAGTCTTTCTTAATCCAATTGTTTGAGGGGTTACAAGTCATTAATACTTTTGGTATAAGATTAAATTCATTTAGTTTATATCTTATACGTGACTTAACGATACTAAATGCCAAGGATGTTATTTGAGAAGATTCATCTATGAAACAAGCCGATACCTCCAAAGAACCTAAACTATCATAGTTAGGGTCACTTGGATTATAAGCTAAGTCTTTAAATATAATCTCTGATTTGTTATAGAATGTCAGGACATTACTTTGTCCGTTGAATGTGAAGTGTTCTCCTGACTTTAATCCCATCGTGGATAACAAATCAAATAAAGTATTGAGTGTTGTTAGTTTTAATTGTGTCAATACTGAACGACCAATTAAACATCTTATTCCTTTATATTGTAAACATAATGTTGTAATCCATAAACATCCCAACCAAGATTTACCTCCACCTGCTGAACCTCCAAATAAAACTATATTTGTTGTATCATCATTAAGATATTTCCAAGCTTGTGATTGACGTTTGGTTGGATTAATCGTTATGTTCATCTTTTGTTGTTGGTTGTACTCCACCATTCCATTCAGTTATTTCCTGTGCGTGTAATTCATCAGGAGTTTGTGGTACAGGTGTTGGTGTTGGTTGAGGTTGTTTTTTACAGTTGCACATATTAAATTGTTCTTTGTTTGTATGTTATACTTTTTTTATGTCCATAGATAACTCCCTGATAATCTATATCAAGGTGTGGGAATTGATAATACTTTATATCATATCCATTATCATTAAACAAATGTTCACACGCTAACAGACAACTAAGATTATGATATTCAATCCCAATATGACGACAACCTTCTAATGTTTCAGGTTTCAATCCCATCATAAAAATCTCAGCACCCTCCACATCAATTTTTGCAACAGTTGGTTTAACTGCGTTGAAATATAATTCAAACTTTTCAAGTCTATCAACATAGTCCATTATCTGAATAAAGTTCTTAACATTAAAGTTTTGTTTGTACCAATTGTAACTGTCTTGTGATGGGTCAACACCATAAACCATCTTAGCTTTATTCTGTACCCAATACATCGGTGTTGGTGTAAATTCTGAGTTGATACCTGAACCTAAGTCCAATATTGTTTGTCCTTCCTTTGGTAAAAACGACCAGTGAACACTTGGGTCCTCACTTGTAATCAATCCTGATACTTCTCTTTCCATATATATTTTTCTCAAATACGAAGTTTTTTACTCTCGTATGTAAATTTTTTTTAATCTGTTAGGTTGATATTAATACTGATTGGTTGACCACCACTTGTCAAATCAACTTTAACAGGTTG